GAATAAATGATACAAAGACAAAAAAAATAATGAGAAAGGTGGCGTTTGTTCCACCGCTTAGGATGGATAAATCTAAATTTCCTTATAAGTTTACGCTAAACAAAGTGTATCCAGTATATTCTGAAAGATATGTTACGAATGGTGTTGGCATGTATATCACCACTGTTGATGATAATGATAATGTTCTAGAAGTTATTGATGAATATTTTGTTCCTGCTAACACAGCATTAGAGTTTGAGAATGAGATGGATGCTGGTAAGCGTGGAAATAATGATTTGTTGAACTGGCAAGGTGATAGATCATCAGGACCAATGATTAATTTGAGGAGCAAGTAATGTGTCATCTGGGGACACGCTTCTTTTTAATTTTAAAAAAAGTTAATTAATAGTCAAGGAGTTTGGAAATGAATCAGCGAGAACGGGACCAGAAGAAGAAAGCTCGTAAAGTTGAAGCAAAAAAAAGAGTTCTTGCCCGTAGAGAAGAACTTAGGAAAACACGAAAAGAAGAAGCAAGATTAGAGCAGGAATTTGAGGCTAGAGAGTCTAAATACTTAAGCAGAGAAGAGATTACGCAACGATTGGAGCATAATCTCAAAATTCTTGAGCAGTATGAAAAGTTGTTAGAAGAACAGGGCAAGTCGCTTGACAAAACTTTGTCTTCTGACAACAATAGCAGTACACCTGTGGTGTAACCTTTGGGACAGGTTAAGTCCTTAGCAGTGCGGTGTGAAATATCACCCAGAAAGGCAGTAAAATGGCAGACTTCGAATTTGATACTTTAGATCTTAATGATATTCGTAAGGAAGCTTCCAAGCTTACCAAGGAACAAGGTGGTGCGAACGACGATTATGTTCGCATGCCCGAAAAAGACGGATTCGTTCTTCTTCGTCTTCTCCCCAAGCTTAAGAACAAGCCCTTTTTCCATGCAGTCAGGATTCATCGTCTGGGCGAATACCCAAACGCAAAGACTATTTTCTGCTTGAAGAAGCTTGTGCAAACCCCAAGGGGTGAGCAATGGCGCACAACCAGTCCTGAGACTGATTGTCCTATCTGCAAGCGTTATAACGCTATGTGGGAAAAATCTAAGAAGATGCCTCCCGCAGCTGCAAAGGACATTCAAGATGCAGCAAGGTCTATCAAGCCAATTGAACGATACTATTACAACTGCATCGTTCGCTCTCAAATGAATCCCAAGACCAACCAGATTGAAAATAATGTTGGTCCTAAGATTCTAAGCGTTGGCAAGACCATTCATAACATCATTTGGGTTTCTATGTCCGGCAATGAAACGACCGGCAAGAAGCCTTTGGGTGATGTTTCGCATTACCAGAATGGTCGGGATTTCAAAGTTGTGAAGATGGTTCGTGGTGTTAATGGATACCCGAATTACGATCAATCGTTCTTTGAAGACCCATCACCGTTGGGAACAAACGATCAGATCAAGGCTTGGTTGACCAAGTACCATGATCTTGAAGCTATCCCAACATATCTCACTGTTGAGCAAATCGAGGAGGCACTGAATAGCTTTCTCGACGGCGGCGAATCAAACGCACAAGCTCCAGCAGCGGCATCAAAGGCGGCACCACCGAAGGCAACTGCGTCAAAGCCTCAAGAAAGCATCCTAGATGATGTCGAAGGCTTGATTGATGAAGATATCGAAGCTCAACTTGGCAACATTGGATTTGGCAAAAAGTAATATTTGCTGAATCATAAAAAATTAAACAGGAGGCTTTTTAGCCTCCTGTTTTTTTATTTACTTACTCTATTAGTTTGTCGCATCGTCGTCTGCAAGGAGTAAGCAAATGGCTAAGGCAAAGAAAGAAGCTACATCTGATTTGTTCGCTGATATCGCCAAGGGAACTGGCGCAGAACTTGTCTCTGAATTAGATCAAGCAAGATATTTTGTAGATACAGGCAATTTTGCTATTAATTATTGTTGTTCTGGAAAATTCTATGGCGGCGGCATTCCCGGTGGTCGCCTCACAGAAATCTACGGTCCATCTGCTTCCAGCAAGAGTTTGATTGGCAGTAATATTCTTGCTGGTGTTCAGCGTATGGGTGGTATCGGTGTTATTCTTGACACTGAAAATGCTATCAACGGCGAATTCATTCAGAATGCTACAAAGTGTGACATTTCCAAAATTCTTAGATACACGCCTGAGACTTTGGAAGATTGTTTTGGCACGATGTATCGTGTTATCAATTACATTCGCAAAATAAAGAAGATCGAAGTTCCTGTCTGCATTGTTTATGATTCGATTTCTGTGTCTCCTTCTGCAAGAGAATTTAGGGAAACCAAACTCCCTGAAGGATATAGCAAGGCTGATTTCAAGCGCATCGTTGGCGCAAATGAGCAGCCGGGAGAAAGAGCTAAGATTTGTTCAAAGGAATTAAGAAAACTCAACACTGAAATGGAGCAAAACGATGTCACAGTTGTGGTCCTCAATCAAATTCGTGATAAGATTGGTGTTCTTTACGGTAATCCTGAAACTACTGCTGGCGGTGGACAAGGATTGCCATTTTACGCTTCGCTAAGAATGCGTAGCCAAACGCAGAAGAAAATTGAACAAAGTGTTCCCGGTTCAGCCAAGAAGAAAATTCTTGGTATCAACATTAAGATTCAGAATAAGAAGAATAGGTCTTACAGACCATTTGTTGAAGTAGACAATATTCCTCTTTATTTTGATCGAGGAATGAATCCGTTGGGCGGTGTACTTGGTGCCTTGTTGGATTCTGGCAGAGTAATTGCTGGTGGTGCTGGCAATTTCACAGTCAATCCAGATTACACTGGTGGCAAGGAAGTAAAGTTTAAGTCTTCAATCGAGAGAAACGATATTCCAATGGATATTGCTGAACAATATCCACAGATTTTGGATGCAAATGAAGAACAAATGAAGGAATATTTGCAGTTATATGCAGATGTGATAAATTATAAAGTTACCGGAGAATCTGTAGACGCAGATGATGAATCTGATGTCGAAGTTGACGATCTTCTTGGTTGAAAAGAATCGTGTCCCCAGATGACACAGGTAACAACATGACACCATCTTATGTTATGCTTAAATGCCCGGATGGCAAAAAGATAGTAACAAGTTATAACAACTTGTTATCACTATCTGAGTTCATCGACTGCTTCAACATTAAGGTTGAAAGCTGCAAGACTGATGATGCAGATAATGCAGTCAGTCTTGAGGAGATTGCAAATATATTTTGCGACTCTAATTATGTGAAAAATTCTACAATAACTTCTGAAGACACAAATCAATTGCAAGAAAACAATATGACGAAAGATAAATCTTCTCGTTATATTCGTAATAAAATCAAAGAAACCATTCTTGAGAAGAAGGAAATTTCTTTCTCTCAAATTTGTAAGATGTTTTCTAGTTTCAATTATTCTATTCCGGGGTTGAATAATAATTTCAAGCTGGCAAGACAAGAACTTGAATCAGATGGCTATAACTGCGTTCGCTTAAAAAGAGGTGTCTATAGATTGGAAGGAAGATAAATGAATGAGCAAATAATCGTCAACCGTGTAAACGGCTTAAAAGAAGCTGTAAAATATGGTAGGTTGATGGGATATGTGCTACAAGATTATTCAAATTTAAAAGGAAATCCTGATATAGAATTGGCAACAAAAGAATTTAAAACATGGTTGTTTAATATTGATGGTTACGATGTACAATTTTATTTCAATAGCGTTAAAACTGATTACTTTGAAGAAGAAACTAATATAATTGAAACATTGCAAATATGGTCTGAAGATCTGTTTTTCTTACCAATTTCAGTTGCTATTAAAGTTGCCATTGCTTTCTTTGGTCAGAAAAATATAATTCTGACACAAATCCTTACACCAAATAAATTTATATATTGTTGGAATAAAATGTACACAGAAGATGGAGAAAGCATAACTCCCAATAATGGAAGTTGTATAGTTAAAAAGTTTTCAAAATATAGCTATTATTTGATAAAAGATGTTCCATCGTTTATAGAATGATTGGCTATTTAATAAATATTTGTAATTCCTCTGGAGCAGCAATAAAATGCTGAAACATCATGACAAATCAAAAGCCATCGACCAGCAGGATTCAGGCATCTTTAATAAAACATCTAGAAAAATACGGAACAATTCAACTACAATTACCTGATAATTTTGTAGTTGAAATAGGAATTACTAATGAAGATGATGCAGGCAATGTTAAGAAATCTGAAAATTATTGTTATGTGATTGTGAAGCATGATCTCAGAGCAACAGTAATTGATAAATATAATATTGGTATCCGTTGTGAAGATAATGATAAAGCAGTTATCCTAGATGATAAATTTGTTGATAATGATGGAAATAAAGTTCGTTCTATAAATGTTGTTTAATAACTCATTTATATGGGGTTCCACTGTTGTCTGAGGATTTGACTGTGAAAAAGATTCCTTCTTTTTTTGTTAAGATGAGTGATTATGATCTAACATACCTTTATACAAGGTTGTTGCATCGTTATCAAGATGATTTGTCTCAAGCTTTTGATTTGATTGGAAAGAAATTTTTAGAAATTAATGAGTATTTAACAAATGTAGATTGCTCATCTGATTTCCATTCCAACTTGGAAGATTTTACTATGTTAGTTTTTAATGAGGTCAAACGCCGAAAAATAGCGGACCCTGTTCTAAACCCGTCTTAAGGGGGTGATTTCAAGGGTTGGAACTGTAACCCACCAGAAATGGTGGGTTACTTTTTTATTCATATGTTGTCAAGACATACATAATTATAATCATGACAAATGATGAAATAGAAAAATTGTTTATTATTTATCTGTGGAGAAATCCCTATGAATGCGAAAAACAATATTGCATTCATGAAAATGTAGTTAATTTTAGAACTGAAATTGAAAACTGCATAGAAAGAAAAGATCTTGTATCTGGACCTAGAATAATAAATAAACACAATTATCCTGACAACAAACTAATTGATGAAAATGAAGTCAAAATAGCAATTGGCAGTAATGAGAATTTTTATAAGAAAACGATTCCAGTAATAGTTTTATCTTTGCTCAAAGCTGGAATAAAAAGAAGCAATATAATAGTTTTTGTGGCAGGAAGCAAAAAATCCCATCAAACTGTTGAAGGAAATATTCAGTTTAGATTTTTAGATCATAATTCTTTTGAAAATTCAGCTTTTATTGATATTGTAGAATCCGAATTAACAAGTAAATTTTGGTTTTTTATTCATGATACATGCAAAGTTGGAAATAATTTCAAAAAAGTTATGCTTGATGTCCCTGAACATGTGGAAAAAGTTGCTTTAAGAAGTTTTCCATCAATGTCAATAGGTTTGTATTCGCATGATTACATTTTACAGCATAAACAAAAAATACTTTCTGTGAAAAACACAAGTCATGATCCCAAGAGTTTAGTCAAAAGAAAACTATGGGGAATACCTAACGAGGATTTGTTTTTGTGGCTTACAGAGCCTGAAAAAACATATTGTTACAATCTTGGCGTTTGTCACATCATAGATAATAAAAATTGGTATGGAGAGAGAACAAAGAGATTTACCGAGTATTATCCAAATTTAGACTTATACAAAAACAAATCAAATTGGTATTCTTACTTTGGTAAAAACTTGCAATTATAAAATTCAACAAGTTGGTTCAAATTTGACAAGCAATTTATAATACATATAATAATGGACATGATAACTTTAATTGAAGAAACCGAAGAAAAGGATTCTTCTCTATTTTCTCTTTACCAATACCCATTTGAAAAATTCAATGTTGTTCAAAGCACTGTCTTGGAACATTACCAAACACCAAATAATTTTATCATCGCTTCTGCTACTAACAGTGGAAAAACTGTTATGGCAGAGTTCTTTCTATTCGACGCCTTAACAGCAAAGAATAAGAAAGCCATTTATTTATGCCCTCTTAAGTCTCTTGCATCCGAAAAGCATGCTGCTTGGTCAGATGAGTCTCATCCATTCCACAAAAGCAAAATTAGGCTTATGGCAGGAGATGAAGAAAAGACACATACCGGCAATCTTATTGTCGCAACTATTGAAAGTTTTTGTCACAAAGTTAGAACAGAACCAAATTGTTTCGATGATGTTGAAGTCATTGTTGTAGATGAAGCCCACATGCTTGGTACTGATGATCGTGGTGCTACCCTTGAGTTTGCTCTAACAGAATTTGCCAGAAAGAATAGTGCCAAGATTGTATTCTTAAGCGGCACATTGCCCAATGCCAATCAAATAGCAGAGTGGTTATCTGTTCTCAATAAAAGAAAAACAATGGTCCTTAATTCAACATACAGGGCTGTTCCACTTAACATCCATTATCGAAGATATGATACTTCCTTGAATCAAGGAACTAATCCTATCGACATGTTTGATTCGATAATCAAAATTTGCGATAAGAATAGTTCAGACAAAATACTTGTTTTTGTTCATTCTAAAAATTTAGGGAAAAGATTGGTTAAATATATTGGGGAAAGAGGATTAGAGGCGAAGTTTCATTCTGCTGATCTTGCTACATCTAAAAGAAAGTCTCTTGAGAAAGAATTCAAAGAAGGTTCTCTCCGATTACTTGTTGCGACAAGCACCCTTGCTGCTGGCGTAAATCTTCCTGCTAGAAGGGTGATTATCGCTGGAGTTGTGAGAGGAAATCAATTAGTAGAAAAGTCTGAAATATTTCAGATGATTGGTCGCAGTGGCAGAAAAGGAATTGATGAGCAAGGTGATGCTTATATCTTTTTCCCCGACAACAAAATCACTTTGGTCAATGAATACAAAAAGGTTGACAATGTTGTTTCAAAACTGTTTATAACAAATGATGATCTTGAATATCACAAGCTTGCTGGTCACATTCTTTCTTTGATTCATTTAGAGAAAAAACTTAGTTTTGATAAGATATGGAATGTTTTAAATAATACATTTGGTGCTTGTTCTGGCAAGATGAAATCTGATTATTTGCAGAATACATTAGATCGATTGATATCAATGAAGTTCATTGAACTTGTAGATGATGATTACAAGATAAGAAAACTTGGAATTCCAAGCGTATTGTTTTTTATTGATCCCTATGACATGAATGTTTGGGTCAAAAGTTTTTCTCGTTATTTTGCTGGACCTTTGAGAAAAGATTCTTTAGTCACTTATTATCTTTCGTTGATCCCATCTAACACAAAATCGTTTATCACAGAAGAAGAAAAGTTGTTTTGTCGGCAATACTCTGACAGGCTTCGTGAATTGCTTGGAAGCAATTTCATAGAGACTTCTGCAATAAAATACGGATATCTTTATTACTGTTTGTTGAATAATAGATCAACTGCAATGCTTTCTCCTTTGATTCCTGCTGTAGCTAAGGACTTTGGCAGAATTTGTGCTTGTTTAAACATGCTTTCCAAGATTTGTCAATGGAAGTGTGAAAACAATTTCTTCATAGATTTGAAAGAAAGATTTCATCGTAAAAAAGTTTAGTGATGCTCCTTTAGATAAAGGCTTTTAGGAGCATTTCATGATTGCAGAAAAGTTCTACACAGGGAAGTTGGCAAAGCCTAAGTTAATTAAGTTTACCCATCAAGATTTAGAAAAGATTGCTTATAAAGTTTGCATAGAAGCAGATGAGTATAAGTTGTGTGTGGAAAGTGCCCAAAATATGTGGGCTAATAAGAAAAAGGGATCTTACGGCAAAGGATTAGTCAACACTGAAGACGATCCTTATCGCACCGAAAGAACTGGAAAGCTTGGTGAGATGGCTTTCTCTAAGTTATTTCAATTTCCTGTTGATTTGACTTATCGTGAAGGCGGGGATGACCAAGATTTCCTTTGTAATGGAAAGAAGATCAATATCAAAACCAGCACAAAGAAGCCTTGGTATGCTGCTGGATTAGTCACGGCAGGACACTATCGAGGGCAAGACTTTGTGCCACTAGAAATCAAACATGACTATTATGTGTTTGGTTATGTTGAAATGGAAGATAAAAAAGCGAACATTGCTTCAGTTGTGTTTGTGGGTGGTTGCGATAAGAACACATTGACTAACAGAGAAATTAAAAGAGCAATCAAGGGACATCACATGAATTATCAGATCCCTTATTCTGAATTAACAGACATTAATAAGATTGATTTCAATCAGTAGACTTGCCGAAAAAGTTTTCTGGATATTCCATCTTAACTATTTTCTCGCCTTTGACTTCTTCTTCCCAAAAGCGTACCTGCTCCACAGGTACGCCTAGTTCAATATAGTGACATTTATCGTTTGGATTAACAGGCATATTAACATTTTTGCCTTCATATAATATGTTTACTTTGCAAACCTTATTGTCTTTGTCAAAACAAAAACAGTTTTTACATTTTTTGCCCGACATAACTATAACATAGTTATGAAGAACATCATTGTCGGATTATTTGGTCAAGCAGCATGTGGCAAAGACACAGTTGCTGGTATTTTAACACCAAAGCTTTGGCAATATGTTGATTATGAAAAGCCATTAGTCAGAAAAGTGGCTTTTGCATATAATGTTAAAAAAATATTTTGTGATTATTTCGATGTTGATATGGACTTCATTGAGCAATGGAAGAGGAATCCAGAACCACCTCCCGGCTTTTTGATGAATGTCAGGCAAGCACTTCAGATGATTGGTGATGGATTTAGAAAGGTAAAAAGCTCTGTATGGATTGATAAAGTGATTGACAAAGTAGCAAATGTTGTCATCACAGATGGTCGCTATCTCAATGAAGCCAATACCATTAAGCAAAAAGGTGGAATTAATGTGTTAATTAATCGTCCTTCTCACAGAAACAATGATCAGAATGACAGCGAAAAGATTATGGGAGAGGTGTCAGACTATTTTGCCACAGAGGAAACAGATGGGATTGTTTCAGATCCAAACTATCCTATGTTTGATTATTGCTTAAAAAATGACAATAATATTCAAAGTCTTGAAAACAAGGTAGTCAACAGTTTAATTCCATTTATTATTCAAAAGTTTGAATTAGAAGAAGTTTTGCTTGTAGAAAAGGACAAGTAATTATTTCAGCTTTTTCAAAGCGTTTTCAGTCATCACAATAAATTCCCAGTTCCTTTTTTTGCAGTAAACATTTGCCGCCTTCCATTTGGCTATGTTTTTATCCCATTTGGTTTGGGACTTGGGTTTGATTTCCCATAATTCTATTTTTCCGTCTGTATATTCGACAAGTATGTCGGGAATATAGTTGTGTGTTCCTCCGTTGAATGAATATTCTATTTGCAAGCTTTCAGCTTTGTATCTTCTTACTTTTTTATTCTTTTCTAAATGTTTTATAAATTTGAGTTCTAAACCACTTCGAAAGAATATGTCGCAATGGTTTTTCTCTGAATAGAAATTTCCTTGTTTGAATTTAGTGATCTTTTTTCCAGTCTTTTTTCCTTTTTTTTTTATATCACGAATAATGAGCGCCCTTGTTTGCGTTCCCGGTGGAATGACTTCACCGATGTGCTTTGAGCGGTAATGAGCGATTAAATCTCTTTTGGGAATTCCACAGGATGGGCAAATCACATAA